TTGAATAAAGCGCGGAATTTCACTCTTCTTAATCGTCGTCGTGCACCCAACGATTGATAAGCTTATCGTTGCGCTTATGGCGGCGAGCTTTATACGCCTTAAAGTATTCATCCCTGACCTTAAAGAACAAGTCAGCCAGCTTAGGGAACTGAATCAATAAACTGACAACCAGTTTAACCATTACTTGCTCTTAGCTTTTCCGATGTTCAGGGCGAGCCAGCTCACCACTTTAGATGCGCGAGCGACCCACTTGTTGTCGCTCTCGTTGGGGGTCATAGTGGCAATGAGACTGGCTACAGTCACGATACCTGTAAGGATACCAATGACTTCACCTTTGTTCTCATTAAACCATGTAAGTGCTTCGGCCATGTTTATATATTGGTTATAGCTAATCTACGCTCAACCTCTTTGCGATACGCCGGGTCGGTTTCGTATTTCTTGTTACCGTTTGCATCTCTCTCAGACATTGCCAAGATAATCTGCGCTCTGCTTTCAAAAGGATTACTGCTAGACCCTTGAGTCTTCCCTGCAATAAGAGCTGGGTTAGTGCCGTTGGCGGTGTCGTATTTACCCTTAAGCCAGTCAATAGCCAGTTTAGCTTGCGCCTCAGTGCCTGTTTCGAGAGCTTTATTATAAGCGTCCAGCTGAGTCTCTGTCAGTGATTCAGCGGCCCACTCAGCGATACGCGCATAATTTTCTCTACCTCCAGCAGCAGCCATCAAGCTGTCTTCTTCAGAAGTCTGTAGAGCTTTCTGCCCTTCAATAAACGAATCAACCAACTCACGACTCAGCCCCTGTTCTGCGAGGGCGCTATAAGTCATATCGCTCAGCTCTCCGCTTTCTTGCCATTCAGCACTAGCAGCTTCGATTGCCGCTTTTTGCCCCTCACCGCTTTGGCTCTCGTTACCAGCTTCTGTAGGTGGGAGGTCTTCTGTTTCGCTAGGCGCTTCACCTGAGCCAAGTTTTGATTCAAGGTTGTTGTAGGCGTTTGCCAAATCTTCGGGGCTCTTGAACTTTTCAGGTAACCACTCGGGGCGGTCGCCTGCTGAGTCGTCGTCTGGAATGTTCTTTGCTTGTTCTTCAAGAGAGATTTCCTCTTCGCTAGGGTCGTTGATTTCGTATGTGTCTGCCATTGGATTACTCCTCTGCTACTTCGGCTTCCTCTTGGGGAGCCATCGCATCACGCGCAATGTTACCTAAAGCAGCGGCCCCTTGTGGAGCTGCTTTCTCAGCCATAGACATCATCTGTGCTTGTTGCATTTCTTGTTGTATTTGTTCTTGTGTCTTAATGAGCCCCTGAGTCTTGATTCCAAGACTGGTAGCTCTCCTCTTAAAGTATTCTTCTACATTAACAAACTGACCGATAGCCTCAGGTCCCACTACTTGAGCGGCCCCGGCTAAGAATAGGTCGAGTTTTTGTAGGTCGTTCCCTCTACCTAGAGCTTCAATACCAGTGATGATTACTGGCTTAACTAAATCTTTAGGCAGCTTGGGTAGCTGCTGCTTCTTGCTCATCACGTCCATGACGCGATTGACCATAGGTAGTTGAAGCTCGTTACTGAGTAGCGAGTAGAGACCCCCCAGAGCTGATTCTAGCTCCATTGTGAGCATCCTAATCTCCTCTGCTGTGACACGCTCCGCTTCCCTGACAACACCAGAGGTGAGGAGGAAGGCGTGACCTAAGCGGTCCTTGATGGTCGTGATTGTTTCAGCTGCGATACGGAAGTCGTTGAACTTGTCCAACTGAAGAACAGATACATCAGCTGCATTACCTTGAGTAATGGCCCCGTTAGGACTTTCAGCCAATGTCTTTGCTCTGGTCGTCCCGTTGGGATTGACCAAGAACAATACCTTCGCAGCAGCAGCAGACCCCTCAACGATAGCCTGCGTCAGCTTTTCAAGACTGATAAGGTCACCAAGGTATTCTTCCACATATCCCCTTCCATAGTCTTCCCCGTCAATCTTGGAGAATCGCAAGGGGATATAAGGGAGCTTTCCTTTTTTGAACACTCCCTCAGTCCCTTCGACTACTGTGCCTTTTATCTCTTGATGGACAACCCAGTCGTTCCCGTGCAGGCACACCGCAGTGAACAGGTCGCAGTCTTTGTCAGGAGCGCCGTCTTCATGCAGCCCTGCTGCTACCTTGAACTCTTCACTGAGGGTACTATAGGAAACAGTTTCCTTTGTGATTATTTTCAAGGGGTTCCCCATAGGGTCCCTCTGCACAACAAACCTGTCTAAATGAAAGACCCTCAAGCCCCCATCTTCTGGTAAATACAAAAGAGCATTCCCAGAAACGATGAGGTGCTTGAGAGCTTCATGGATGCCTACCCTGTAAGATTGTCTACTCACCTCTTCCATTACCGACTCTTCGACCCGCTGTAAAGCGGACTCCATTTCGGTAATAATGTCTTCGGTGGCTCCCTCTTGCCTTAATACATTTTCGTCAAAGTTAAGACGGAAGAATGGGGCATTAGGAGCCAGTAAGGCTAGTAGTAACTTTGAAGCTAAATTATTGACTCCTCTTGCTCCAATGCCCTGAAAGGGTGTATTAAGCCTTGAGTGAGCGTTATGCCCATCTTCGGGCATTATGTAGGGTAGCGTCAATTTAGCAGAGTCTCTAGCTCTGTCTAAGAACGGTCTTCTGTCGCTCTCAAGAGAGACGTATTGCGCTTCCGCTGATGTAGGGTTCATTTAATTTTGAGAATCGACTGGGCCATATTTAAGTAACCAAGCATCAAAGTCTTCTTGGCTCCATTCTTCTTCATCGAGGTTTGTTTTTTCGTCCTCGTTTAGTAAAGCGCCGTCGTCGTGTATAAGCATATAAGACCCTCCAAAGCTTTTGGAGGACGCTACAAAGTCGTAAAAATATTTAGTGGTTGATGTTGTGGAAACCGGAGAGCCCAGCATTTGTTCCCATATTTCCTTGCTGCGCTTTTCAGCGGTGGTCTTTGCTCGATATTTAATAAACCTAACCATTTTACAAGGAGGCTATACTGAATTTCGCCATTGTGTTGGTCTCAGCGGCGGCGGCGTTAGTAGACGACAAGGCTGTAGCCCAGAGAACAACTTCGTAAACATTACCGTAGAAGGTTCTGTCAGTAGCTCCGTCAGACTGGTAAGCCCATCTACGCCCGATTTGAAGCGGGCCGTATCCGTAATCGTTTACATCTTTGGTGCAGTCGCCCTGAGTCAGCGTCTGGTTTACACGAATCTTTTGTTCGTTTGTTGACAGACTTGGTTCGTATGAAGCTATGACAATGTCTTTCTGCCCTGTTCTAGCTCCATTAGAAGAGGTCAGCTCCAGATAAGAGTTATCCGAAGCTTGCCCAATACTCCAATAATAATAACCATTACGGTAATAAATTTCCGTTCCGTAAGGTTGGTAATAACGGTTACCAATGAGGCCGTAGAAGTCTGTAGCGTGAACAGAAGAGTTTACTTGTACGACCGCAAGCTGAGTTCTGGTGTCGTCTGTGTTGCTATGCGCGAAGTTAGACTCAAGATATTGGTTGTATGAGTTATCAAACCTAATCTCCACAGAAGAGCCTATAGTCGAACTCCCTCCCGTACTCAAATAGGGCTGCTTTGCGGCTGTTGAATTAGTAGCGTTATAAGAACCCACTTGGTCATACCACGTAGTTACCAGCCCTTCAGTTCCAGACAAAAAGGCACCCAAAGTCATAGTGCCGCTGTAGTCTCCAGACGTAACAGTAATAGCTGACGTAGAAGATACCTGACCAGTATCGTCGAAAGCTACATCAGCTTCGTCGCTGTCAGATGCTCTTCTAACTTTCAAGGCGTTACCAGAATAAGCCGCCCTTAGCTTCCTTACGCTATACCCAGCAGCGGCTGTGGCCATGCCGTCTACGTCAAGTAGCGGCGTGACTGACGTAGAGGGAGGCGACTTGAAGAGGTCCTGCGTCAACCCACGGGTTAACGTAGAGGTAAGGCCAGTGGTTTTAGGCATCAGTTAGGACGCTTTGTTCTCGTAAACAGGACTGACTACAACAGTAATAGAAGCACCAGTACCTCCAGTCTCAGTCACTTGTAACTGAGTAGATGAGGTAGTGAACAGAGTGGCCCCACTTTCCGTGAGAGTCGCGTCTGCTCCAACGTTCTGCCAAACTCCTCCTAGCTTATGTTGAAGAGTAATCGTCGCATCCGCAAACGTACCTTGAACTGCGAACATCCCTGTTCCACCGTTCCAATCGATAGCTGTAGTGGAGCTAGTACCGGGGTTGGTAAATGTTTTTCCGTATACTTTCATGGTTAATAAGTAGCACCAGAGCCTCTAGAGCCTATGTTAGGAGTGGTTCTGTTAATCGTCATGGATTTCATACCACCTCTCCGTCTAGTTTGCTGTCGCTTTTTCAGCGCTGGGTTCTTTACCTTTTTGACCTTCTTCGCAGGAGGTGGGGGAGGAGTCGGAACTGGAGGGGGTGGTGGTGGGTCAGAGCCGCCTAAACACATTTTATATATCTGGTATTGAGGTTAATGAATTTTCCATCTGTTCCTCCATCTTGGTAAAGAGAAACCTTATAACAGACCTTTGCCCGTAGTGGTAGTCTAACTCTCGTATAGACTCTCCGGGGCCGAAGTCCTGCTTTGGGAATCTCTCCTCTAAAGCTTGGAGTAATTCTTTTGGAATAAAAGGAAAAATGTTTTCCTGTGTCATATATACCTTGCCTTATTTTTTAGGGGTCCAGAGGGTAATCTCCTTGGTCTTCTCGTTGTAGTCCTTGTCGTGTAGTATGTAGGCCAGACGAGCTGTAAGAAGCGCATCGTCCTCGGTCATCCCTGCTTTCTCATAAGCTCCTACCACGGTCTCCCATGTGTAGCCCTTCTTGTCCAGAAGCTTCCTAGCCGTCACCTCTCCTATACCCTTGACGCCCATGTAACCGTCAGCGGAGTCCCCGGCTAGTGTCTGAACTAGGTGGAAGTCAGCGGCATCTTGAGGGCTGCTCATCTTCTTGGTGTCCTTCAGGGGGTTATACCAAGCAATAGGGAGAGTTCCGAAGTCCTTGTCGCCAGAGACTGCCACTGTATTTGTAGGGTTTCTGGTGCATAGGATTCCTATTAGGTCGTCCGCTTCCATGTTCTCAGCGGTAACTCCACTGTATGTACACTGTATCCACTCCACCAACCACCGAAGACCTAGAGGCTTTCGCTTGTCTCTTCGGTTAGCTTTATACTCAGGGAACAATTCTAAACGAAAATTCTCCCTTGGAGAGAATACTGGTAGAATGTTGTCTGACCTTAGCGTCTTACTCAGGTTGTCAAAAAACCTGTCCACCTCTGCCTTCATCTCAGTCTCAGAGGACATGAGGGTCCAGTGGTCGTCGTCCCACTTGGTCTCATACTCACTGGCGAACGCAGCCCGATAGGCCAGCATATCGCCATCAACTACTAGTAGTGTGTCTTCCATTAGTGTGTCTCCTTCCAGTTAGCTCCCACATTGTATTCCCCATCAAGAGGGCATCGTACCCCTAGAGTTTCTCCAGCCTTCTTAATGCTGTCCACAAACAACTGACCAAGCTCATCAGCACGGTCAGGGTCACAGGAGAACTGAACCTCGTCGTGGACATTGCAGTGCATCTCATAGTCATCAGCTACCTTGGTAAACTCAATGAGAGCTTGCTTCATAATCACCGCCGCTGCTGATTGGCACAGTAGGTTAAGAGCTGAGAAAGCTTTTCTAGCTGGAAGGATGCGCCCATCAAGCCCAGTCAAAGTCCCCCCATTGGTAACCCTCCTCTCCACGGTTTCCATCAAGCTTCTTACGGCGGGTATCTTACGTAGGAACTGCTCTTTGAGAGCCTTACCCTCGCGCTCACCTCCATCCACAATCTCTCCAAGTGCCTTATTACCAGCACCATACAACCACATATAGATGAATTTTTTACTTTCGTCACGGGTGCTAAGCCCTGCTGCCTCTTGGTTAGCGGTATGAATGTCTCCCTCAACAATGGTCTTGGCGTAACTCCCTTTGTCCCATTGGGCTAGGTAGTGAGCTAATACTCGCAGCTCGATTCCTGAAGCGTCCGCTCCTACAAGAACCTTACCATCTGGAGCCTTGAACAGCTCCCGGCATTCTCCCCCGTAAGGGGCGCGTGTAGCGGGAACTTGGGCTAGGTTAGGTTTCGAGTGAGAGCATCGTCCAGAGTATGTCCCGTGTGTGTTTACGTTACCGTGGATGCGCCCGTCTTTAACCATGCCCATCCAAGCATTCTTACCTTCAGCAAGCGCACCAAGTCTCTTCTGAACGAGTAGGTATTCCAGTAGCTTGTCAGATGCTGGTGTCCCAATCTCCTTCAGGACAACCTCGTTAATCTCAGGCCGCTTCCCTTCATACGCCTTGGGCTTCCAGCCATCTGCCATTAGTCTTTCCGCAATCTGGTCCCTACTTCCGGGGTTGAATGGTATAGACTTGGTCTTGAACCCTTCCTTAAATATATCCCCCGGCTTGTGCCCAGCTTCTACGGCGCTCTTCTTGGTCTTCCATGTTTCCCCGTCAGGGGTCTTCCATATAGGCGTCTTGGTCTCAACCACTGTAGGCTCAAACAACTCCTGTAGCTCTTCCTCAAGCTCTACCCTACGCTTCATTAACGTAGCTGCTAGGTCTCTAGCTTTGTCTTCGTCAAAGGGGAAGCCGTTAGCCACCTGAACTTGGATAGCTTTGGCGAACTCATGCTCTATGGTAAGCATCTTCTTGCTAGGAGATAGACCGGAAAGGTAAGAGTAAAGCTCGTAAGTAACACGGACGTCCTGCTCACAGTAGTCCTGCATCTCCTGACTCCACTCAGTCCAATCTTCAGTAGCCCCGTGGTCATCCTTGTGTACTCCTAGTCGTAAGCCCCAAGCTTTCAAGCTGTGACTCCCTGCTAGGTTGCGCGGGAAGGTCTCGTCATTGAAGTCATTGCTCTTCCTGTCAGGGAAGATACAAGCGGCCATAACCTTGGTATCTATTACGAAGGGAGGTGAGACATCCAAGACTTTGTTCTTGTCCATCTTCACTAGAGCAGGCCAATCAAACCCAATGGCGTTGTGTCCTATAATGGTATCGGATGCGCCGATGATTTCCATAGCTCTCTCTAGAGCGCCTTCAGTCTGGCTGTTGTATGAATACAGCTCCCCGGTATCAGCATCCTGTATGCAGATGCAGTGTATGGTGTGTAGGTCAGTCAATCGTTCCCAGTCCTTAATGGCGTTGGTCTCGATATCGACTATTAGTTTCTTCATTTTCGTTGTGTGTTGATGAGGTCTGTTATCCGAATAAGGACACCTACCGATGTGTTGTTATCGCCGCCCCTTCTCTCTTTGTCCGTA